CTTGTAAAAAGGTCTTCTCCATATTAAGGGAGAATCCGCAGTAGGTCAGTAAATCGACCAAAGTATTAGCTGCGGGAGTTGCAACGATTATATCGTCGCCGAACACTGAAACGTTGTTCTTTCTATCAAGGTTGTTATAGTGCAGTGATGCACACGATAACGCCCAAAATATAAGAGTTTCAAGTTCAAACGTAAACCCGTTACCCATAGAGGAGAACTTAGCATTTTCACGCTGACAGTCGTCATATTGAGAAAAGTGACTTCGAATATTGTTCAAAACATTGAACCAATCTTCAGGAAGTAGGTTACGTACTAACTCTACCGATATGGTATCGCTTGCTGCAGATAAGTCTATAGTGACCATCTGGTCGTCTATACTACAACGCTCAGCTAATATACGATTAACTTCGTGTTGCATTTCCGTATCAATACCGAAACGTTTAAGACGCTTAAAAATTACTTTCCCATAAATGCGTTGCAGCACCATATTTAGGTGCGGCTCGACACATATAGGTCGGTCAGTTTTAGCGTTCTTAGGAACCGTTGTGAAACGATTCCCCGGTATGATCTTCAGACTATAGGGAACACAAAATGCACCTACAACATCCGTTTTCGTACTAAAACGATCTGGATATTGAGGGATCAACCGAGGTACTAATGATAAAAGTTCCTTGGCTAACGGTGCAGCTTTGTATGTAACGTGGAGATCAGAGTCTAATTTATTATACACGGATGTGTAACGACCCTTACACGACGAACTAGTGCCGGGACCGTATGATGGAATTCCATCTGTGCCTAAAGCCTTCTCGAGATTAGGACAATCTTGAAGTACGTCGGAAATTAACTCTTGAGCATACAAAAGCATGTCAAGAGTGTGCCTGGATGGCACGGAAGAACGTAGTTTTTGATTTGTCTTCTCACAAGCGAGCTCAGACGCAACTGTCGATTTCATGGCAGCTAGTTTCGTGTCAGCACGGAGAAGCTTTGGAAAGCCCTCGTACTTCTTTAGGAAACTAACACACACATAATCGTCAGCAAAACGGTTTGGATCCTCATAATCATGAGGAGACACGCTGTGGCTGATCAGGCCAGCTATGTTATGGTATTTAAGCATAATATAGCATGACAACGCAATAGGAGTATCAACTGCCTTAAAAAAACGACAGGCGACTTTCTGGACTAATGCCCAAGAATCAGTAATAGCTGCAAACTCGCTTCGGTGTCTAAGAGCTTTTTTAACGGCTCTCAGATCCTTGCGGTTGATTGTAGC